TCTCTCCAACGCTCTTCTGGAACGTTTCCAAGTTGTTGTTGGGCGAACAGTTCTTCAGTCAGCTTATTCCACTGATCCCATGTCATTCCGCGAGGGTCATACGCTACCATTATGGGTTTCCAGTAGAGCGAATATCGCCCGTATCAAGGTTAAGAAGAACCTTACCCATGTAGTAATTTCCACCAACAATGTTTGAGCCAAAGCGCATACGCATCTCACGACGTTGTTCACGCATATCTACCTTTAACGTATCTGGGTCAAAGTAAACGGGATCTGATGCTTGATCCGCATCATCTGCATACCCTTTACCAGTCACTATTAAATACATTTGTTTGCTTTGAACAAAGTCAGGCTCAACACGGTCACAACGTGTCCAGACGTTCTCGCCAGGCTGTTGGCTTGCTCCCACTAATCCTGTATATGCGCCCAATGCAGGAGTCTCAAAATACGAATCAATAGCGTCTACTTGGTTTCCAAGTATTTGATCAACGCCTGTTTCATGTTGCCACAAGGTGTAAGTGCCATTGCTATTGGCTACGGTATCACCCCAAATTGGTTGACGAAACACCTCTGAGAAGGTGCCAGCAGAACGGTGCGCACCAGGCGCCTCACCTGCGTCATACCAAGTTTTTTCACGCACATTGTAAACAACAGCATCACTACACTCTGTAGCCGTTCCCTTTGGATAGAAGAACCAAATCTCACCCCAGCGTGGAACTTTAGTTACCCACACCTTTTGACGCTGCACGTAATTTAAGTTGTCAAAAAACCAATTCATGTTTTGAGTGTTTGGCAACTCTTGAACCGTACCGTTGTACATCAAAAACCGATCCACGCCAGCCCAATAAAAGATGCCATCATACTCAATCACGCATTGTGATGACATGATGGAGCTTTGGCTTGTAATTAAGTCATACTTCCAATAGTAATTAATACCACCCACCGTTGATGGCGAATAGGTTACCCTTACTACGGAATCTAATGTCCAAAATAAACCGCCTGGGGACGTTGTACCGCCTCGTAACGGCAATCCTTTGACTACCTTACCAGTTGATACGTTGTTGGAATTAGCGTCCGCGACAACCCAGTTATTAAAGTCGCCCGCAGAGCTATTTTGAATTAAACCATTGTTGCCATAAATAAATAGGTATGGGTGCAACACCACGCATCCACCCGATACCGCAATGTTGTTGTCAAAGGTTAAAGTAATCGATGATCCAGTTGTCATTGACAACGATACAACTACTGTAGTTGTTCCCGTTCCAGAAAACGCAATTAAATTTGCAGAGCTTCCAACTGTCTGAGAATTATTTACGGTATATGTACCGACTCCTCCAGTACCAGTTCCGTTAGCTGTAATGGTGGTGCCTGATGTGACGGAAGGTCCACCAGATGGCCCTGTAATCGTTTGACCAATAACTAAAGCACCACTTGTTACCGATGTTACTGTTAACGTGGTTCCAGATATGTATCCCAAAACTGACGCTCCAGTTGATGCCTGAGTTGAGACAACAGTCGTTCCTGTAGTAATACCAGTACCAGAAACCGTTTGTCCAGCACCAATCAATGAATTAGTTCCATTGATATAAATTGTTGTTCCTGACAACGATCCAGTAGCCGTAAACACACCTACTTTTGACAAACTTAAGCTTCCACCGTTATCTGGAAACTTTCCATAGAGCACTGGGGTGTTTGTAGTGCTATCAATATCAACTAAGTTTTGACCTGGATGCGCAACCAAGTTGTTAGTACTTCCACCTGTTGAGTCATAAGCAATATCAAATTGCCACAAATTGCTTGTGCTAGATGTAAAGTTGGTTAGGGTGTAGTTGTATGGTCCACTTCCCGTTCCATCATCATTGTCTGTGCGCCATTGTTGAAGACCAGCGCTATAACCAGAAATAACGTAGTTAACGCCGCCCGTAGAACTCATAGTCATACCACGAGATATGCCAGATGCGTTTTGAAAAATTCCTCTATACCCGCTTATTTTTCTTGGCAAACCATTTTGGAAACGAACCCATTGTCCGTCTACAAAAGTTGGGGCGTTGAATAACGTGCCATCCCGTTGAATGCCAGGCTTGACCTGTAGAGCAACAACTTTAGCTGTCAAAACGTACCCCCTGAGATTCCGTATGCAAATACGGCACCGCTTGTTGATAGGTCAGCAACTTTGACTCCACTAGCGGCAAGCCCCAAGTGCCCCGTTGCAGGCAAGTACATACCTACACTTGTATCGCCCGTAAATGTTACAGAAGGGGCGCCCGCAGAACCGTTTGCAAATGTTACAGCGCCTAATGTACTAACGCTTGCTGTATTTGCGTTTAATACATTTGTACCATCGCAAATAATTACAGCAGATGTGCCACTTGCAAGTGCATAAGTTAAAGCGCTAACGGCAGAAGTTTTGAATGTCAGACTGAACGCGCCTGACGTCAAATTAGACATGTAATAGATCTGCACCGTAGATGGCAACACAATGATCTGATTTGAAGTTAAAGTGCCTGTGTATTCTTGAATCACATTGGCGTACTGCACGGATGAAAGCGTTGTTGTGCCACCTGTCACAGCCAATACAAGTTGTGTATAGGTAAATGTAGATGATTGACCTAAACCAAATGAGCTATAGCCACCTACACCATTTGAGCATACGCAGAATGAGTTTGAGATCTGCAATTGCTGAGATGACAAACTATCAATAGTGTCTGTACCAGATGGCGTAACGGTCAAGATACCAGTGCCACCATTACGGATCATGCAAAACCAGTTGTTTCCAACTGTCGCCGCGCTTGGCAATGTAATCGTTCCAACACCACCACTCCAAACAATAAAGCTTGCTCTGTTTGTTGAGTTGAGAGTTGTATTTGAAAAGTAAGATGCAACTGGATACGCTTGATTTAATGTAGTTCCAATAGCAGTTAAACCGTAGCCTGCTAGGGTTGCCGCATTTGCCGCGGATGTGCCCGCACCAAACGTAACCGATGCCCATGTTCCATTAACAGTCGTGTTGTCTGTAACGTAAACGTACTGGGCAATACCTGATGAAATACTGACAATTGTGTTTCCACTTGTATCAGTAACAGTAAAAGCGTTTGATCCAATGTTTCGGATCAAAGTGCTTTGACCAACGGAGACTTGCGTGGCCGCAGGCATGAACAACTTCAAATTAGTTGTTGTAGCAGTTACCTCAACAATGTTTGCCACCACGCTTGTGGTGTTGCCATTGACTGGCCACTGTAAGACTGTGTCTACGCTAATAGAAATGGATTCATAGCCAACCTGTGATGGGTTGACCGTTTGACCCGTGTAGGGATTGGTGTAAGTTGTCATGATTAAGAGTCCACGGCTATGGCTGAACGATCACCAACACGGGCGACATCTTCTGTCTTCAGTGCAGTAATGGCTTCAGTATATTTCTGCTGAAAAATTGCACGCGCATCGTTCTTTAAAAACGGCATGGCTTGCAACAATGTTCCATACAACATGGCATTTGGCGCATATTGCGTCAACCAATTAGTTTGGTTAGTTGTACTCAAAGGTGCAATACGCTCATAGTACAAAACCTCAAAGTTGTATGCTTGATCTGGCGTCGGTGCTAAATACCAATGCTCATAGTCGGTATCAGCATAGAAAATGGGTGTTCCAGTCTGAGTGACGGTTGGCCAATAATTCTTCAGGTACTCAAATTTGCGAACCAATACGGGTTGCATACTTGTGCCGTTGTTTACAGACATTGATACTGTTTTGCGCCAACGGGCAGGCTTTTGCAGAACTGGGTTGTTCGGGGTCATAGTTGCATCAACAACAGTCAATTGACCCAAAGTCTTGATTTCTTGAGCAATCTCAAATTCGCACAAAGTGATAAATGTTGGAATAGCTTCAACCACAGCGGCGTCGCTACGCTCAAGGTACTGGAGCACCGTGCTTGTCAGTGAGTCGTAGGTCATTACCCATGATGGATTTACTGTAGCCATGTGCGCCCTTTATATGTGCCTTATTGTCCCATTACCTGTTGATGACGGCAAGCCTATGAAAGAAATAGAGCGCGTTCATCATTGCGTCTGGTCACTAAACCTTTTAAGACTTTACCGCCCGCTTTCGTGTACTTTAAGAATTCGTTTGACGCCCCCTCAATATCACCCCGAAGCACTTTTTGACGAAGCGTGCTACGTTGGAGTGTTCCAAGACCGACGTTAAAACTAAAAGAAACAAGGCCATCAAACTGACCTTGTGTAAGAGGGACAGGGCAGAAAGTAGAGACACCTCGCTCAAACCTTGCCAAATCTGCTCTAAGAATTGCATCAACTTCCTCCATAGGGTATACACGGTTATCTTCTGGGCGCAACTGAATAGCCGATCTTTGGTCTACAGGCAACTTGGCCTGTGAGTCATACATCAGATGCCCGACGCCCACTGTCCAGAGGTATACCGAGTCCCGATAAGGCTTCTGCCTCACGCCTTCGTGATGCTTGATATCCTCAATACAACGGGCGCTAACGTTCATTTCTTCTCAAAAGCCTGTGATCCAAACCAGAAAGCTACGATAGATGCCCAGATCAATTGGGTGTCGTTATCCCATAGTTGGTCTAAGCATTCGGTAAATGGAACGCTAGAGTGCCATGCATACAAAAAGCCAGCCACATCCACAAAGACCAACAAGGCAAACATGCCATAGGTCAAGACTGGGCGAACCATTGCACGGGCATTGATAACCCACTGAGACGCGCCTTTGCTGATCTCTATGTCGTGGGCGTACAGGGCTTGACGCTCTTGTAAGGCAAACTGCGTCTGGGCTATGTCAGCATTAACTTTGACCTCATCCAGATGTATAGCCTCGATGTGCTCTTGGGCTTCTAGGCCAGCTTTCTTCAAAGTCAGTTCCCGTTCTGTTTGCATTTGCGCCAAAGCCAGTTCATGCTTCTTGTCGGCACGGTCTTGGAAGAACTCTAATAGCTTGGGTAGTCCGCCCATGAGGAATGACAGCAATGTCGATAGTAAGGTCAGCATTATTTTTCCTTTAGTTCACGTTTCAATTTACGCAACTCTTTGATTTCTTGCTTGAGTTGAGCTTTCATGTATAGGGTTTCTACGTATGCCATTGAGGTTGCACCGACAATAATGCATATCGCCACTCCTATCAGTATCCACCAGACAAGTTTTGTAGTTCCCACATGATCCACCCAAAGAATGAAGATATAAATACCACGGCAACCACTCCACTTGTTAACTCAATGAACTTAATCTCTTCCTGTTCCTTGCGCCATCTTGCCAGCCTAGCCATGCGAATCTGCTCTGCCCTTGCCCACTCTTGTTCACGTTCAATTTGAGCGTGCATCTTCAAGAATCGGCTATACAAGTCTTTCAACTCTGATGGCGCGTAAACCATTGCCTCACGCACTTGCTCCATCAGCTTTTCCAATTGCAACTCAATCAGAGCACGTTCTATAGCTTTCTTGCTAGTGTTCTGTTCTGGGTTGTAGTTGGTCTTAGATTCTTCTTCTAGTTCAAGGTAATGGGTTGCAATTGCTTGTTGCGTGTCAAAGAGTACTCCAAGATTTTCCCCGATCTCACTGACAAGTTTAAGCTCAAGTTCTTCATAGGACTGTTTGGCTTTGGTGGCTTTCTTTTGCGCCACAGGCTTGGGGGCGTCGGAGATTGGCTTGGCTGAGAACAGACCAAGAAACCAGTCCCATACACCCTTGATAGCTTTGACGTCACCAATAGCTTGTTCAACAGTCTTCTTAGCCCCTTCGATCTCCATGCGCCCTTGATGGAGCATGTCGCAACCCGTCTTAATGGCTGATACTGCGCTTTGAGCGAGGAGGAGGAGACTGAATGGATCCACATGTTAGATGCCTATAAGCTTCTTGATAAACTCAGCGGCAACGCCTGGCCCAAGCAACACAGCCAAGATAACTACATACAACAAGTATTCAATCCTGTTCATGCGTTTGGAGCCTTCGTCAAAACGCGCTTGAATACCCTCATACCGTTGGGCGCAAATTGCTTCGTGAACGCTCAACCTCTTGTCAGTATCCATAGCAAGTTCTTGCACATCAGCCATTTTTTACTCCGTTTGGGATCATGTCAGGGGAGATGATCTCACCATCAAGGTCACGGTGTGCATGGATACAGAAAGCCACTGTGTTGTCTTCTAGCGCCATCAACTCGTGCATCACATCTTTGTGAATCCAAATCATGTGAGGCGCTTTGTAGTCTGTTATTTCACCATCCGCATTGACGCGCAATGAACCAGATGCCAATAGCGTCAAGTGGTCAAACTGATGCGTGTGACCTTGCTCTACATCGCCAGCACGAACAAAGTGCATTTGACGGGTATAGAGGTTCTTGACGCTACCAAGTTTGATTTCAGGACTGTTCATTAAGCACCTGAGACTGGAATGGTGTCACCACTAGTTTGAGCCAAGATTGCAGTAGCAGAAGCCTGAGATACGTCACCAGACGCAACCAACATATCCAACACTTCTTGGACTTTAGCGCGATAACTTTGACCAGACAATTCCACCTTAGCAGTTTTGATTTCATCGCTTTTGTCGTTGTCCCACTTGACGCGCTCGGCAAGGGTTAAGCCTCTGCGGATATCGTCAGCAGTCCACGAGTGCGGTGTTGGCGTTGGCTCAGGTATTACTGGCTTGATTAATTGACCATCTACCCAACCATCGTCATTTACCGCATCATCAGGAACTTGAGTTGTGTAGTAAGAAGCAACATCTGGATGGTAATGTTCCATAGGATCACCGCCTTGGCAAATGTCACGAATTTTATTGTCTTCAATCCATGCGTATTTCATTTTTAATATCCTTCTGTCCAATAGAAAATAACAGCACCATCGCCGCCAGCGCCAGAAGTGCTTGCTTGTCCTGATGTAGCATTACCTCCAGCGCCGCCGCCACCGCCATTACCTCCAGCGCCGCCAGCATTTTGTGCACTACCACTAGAGTAAGCGCCTCCGCCCCCACCGCCAAACCCTCCACTGCCAGCAGTAGCAACACCCGAAGAATCACAATATGCGCCGCCGCCGCCGCCGCCAAAACCACCATTACCACCATAGGAGGGTGAGGATCCGCCATAGGAACCGCCACCACCACCACCATCAGAACCACTACCGCCAAAACTAGTGGAAGCACTGCTGTAATACCAACCAGCGCCACCGCCACCAGCCAATGACCAATAATTTATATATGGTGCTTTTGTAGAACCTGTATACGCTCCTGCATTTAAAGGGCCACCAAAGTAAGTAGTACCGTTCCATCCTTGTGGCGTACCACCAAATGGCCCACCTGCATTTGAGCCATTACCCGCGCTCATAGAGCCACCGCCTCCTCCAGAGTATGAAGTGGTTGCGCTACCATTTTTAAGCCCCCCACCACCAGTTGCATAAGCAGTGCCGCTACTTCCACCAAGGCTCCCACCATTACCACCAAAACCGCCACCACCACCACCCTGTACTGTATTAAGAATTCCAGTTGTTGGACTACCACCTACACCGCCATTGCCGTAAATAGAACCAGCACCACCACCACCACTAGACCGATAATTTGATGGTGTAGTTGAATGAAATCCATAACTACCGCCAGAAGCAGTATAGTTTTGTCGCAAAGATGTGGATGCAGTACCAGCGCCACCAGAACCAGCAGTGGTAGGGCTATTAGACCCACCCGCACCGCCAGTTGAACTTAATAATGTTCCATAAGATGATGTACCTCCAGCCGCACCCGCTTGCCCAGCAGAATTCCTTGATGCACCACCAGCGCCAACTGTAATTGTGGCAAGTTTTTGCCCAGGTATTACATCAATAATTCCCTGTGCATAACCTCCACCACAACCGCCAGTGGCAAAATAAGAACTATATGCAGTTCCAGCCGCACCAGAGCCACCAGCACCCCATACACATACCATTAATTGATATACGTTTGCGGGAACAACAAAGTCGTTATAAGTTCCAGCAGTCAAATATGCTCTAGATTGCGTCCAAGCGGGTGGAGCCACACGGGTTGCCGTGTTAGGTGGCAACGGTGTGCCATACGTGCCTTTGTTTAGGGCTGATCTGTTTTCGTTACCAAATGACATATTAGTAGTCTCCGCCTTGTACTGTTACCAAAACACCGATGTTTGTGCCACCAGCCGCGACTGTTGTACCCGC